CAACATCAGCAAATGATGAGCATAAAAATAATCTTTTCATATTTTATAATATTAAGTTGAATACTTTTTGATACAAATTTAGATAAAATTTCCGAATTATAAGCCAGTTGGGATAGAAACAGAAATGAATATCTCCGAGTGCTCGCTGCTTGAGTTAAAATGATACCTAAAATCTTGCATCAACGTGCTCTAAGTCACAAATTATATTTATCTTTGGGAAGAATATTAACCCCAAATATGCAAGCCTATGAAATCAGTATGTGGTCTTGACGTGCACAAACATTGCCCGCTTATTACCGAGAAAGTTGTTTGGACTTCTCAGCTTTCAGCTCGGCGTAGGCTGCCTGTGTATCGACATTGAGCAAACCCAAATTGACGCACAGACTCGAGAGCCACCGCAAAGATAACAAATTTTCTTCAAAATAAGCAAGGCTTACCTGGATTTTCTGTCAATACTGTCCGATTTTAACATTTAAGAGACTATTATTGCTGTATATGGAAGTATAAACAATTACGCAGTCGCAATGTTATGTAACAAAGGTTGCTACAGAAATAAAAAAAGGAGCAAGAACATTTATTGTCTTACTCCTATATATTACAAAAGTGTTAACGCAACTTTTTGTGTCCGGTTATACAAGATAATTTAGGGCGTTACATATTCCATAATGGTTCATTTTTCCACTCTTGTGGAAATCCCATGGAACGAGTATTAATGTTCTCATTTTTCTCCATAAGAACCAAAAGACGCTTGGAAAAGTTACCGTTTGCTGCTATAGATTGCTCCAAATATGCAAGACAGCATAATTGATGATATAACTTATTGGGACGAAAATTGCCTATTACAACCCATGAAGAAGGTAAATATTCAGGCATTATAGGCATTGTTGGGAAACGTCTGTTCCAAATACGAGCGTGATGAGCACAAGCATTTCTCAACACAGCTATACATTTTATCCAATTCTCCAAATACAAATATAGTGGAAGTTTGAATTCTTTTGCCACTTTCTTCTTTACAGAGTTATCCTTGAAATTACAAAACAACTTGGATAGTGTACCAAAAGAAACTACCTCCAATGTCTTCCATGCTGGTGGAAACGATGGAGCGGTATAGTTGCTATAGTATTCGGCTATAAAATCTTCTCTTGACCTATTTACCTCGGCTGCAATATTATCAAGACAGGAATTGAAAATATTCTGATTTTTAAACTTGTTGGAATCCATAAACCAAAACGGCCCATGCTCCATAGAAAAATAATGAATGATTCGAGTGCGAAAAGCAATTTCTATATCTTGGATTGCGGTAAAAACCAAAGAGCGCAATTCTCGGTCAAAAACATATAGTTTTGTAGCAAAAGTAAAACTGCTATTTGGTAAAAACTGATGAGACTCTGTGCTTTGCTCCATAGGTTGTAGGTAGTTTGCAAAACGGAAATAACTAACCGAATGAAGAAATTTTAGAGCATCTTCTTCATTCTCAACTGTCAGTCCACGTTCTTTCAAAATATGAAGCTGACAATCAAAATCCATGGCTTGCTTTGTATACTGCATACTACCTTTATAAAACACGAAGTCCTGCCGTGGTACGCTTTCAAGAAGAGGCGTGGCAGGAACTGTTGCTGCAAAGGTACAATTTTTATTCCAAAATACCAATGTTTCGTTTGAGAATAAGCATCGTGAATGTCGATTTTAACTTTTTATCGTTTTTATTTGCATTAATAGAAGTTAATATTACCCATTTATAATTATTTTCACTCGTTGCACCGTACTCACGCCCTTTCCACTCAACTTTGCCACATCCCTAATGGAATACCCCTTGCGGAGCAAACTAATAACTTCCCTATATTCGGTTCTTATTTGTTCTTCCGTTTTTACTGAGCCTACTTTGCGTCCGAGTTTTCCACCGTTCTCTATATACCGCTTCCTTCCTGACTGCAATCGGAATGAGATATTGTCACGTTCCAATTGCGCACAGGTCGAAAGCGTGGCTATCATTATCGGGGCAAAGAGGGACGGATGTCCTTCATCGTCCAATAATGTAAATTGTTCCTTTTGTATGTAGAGGTTGATGCCACAGTCTATGAGTTCCTTGACAGAGGCAAGCACCTCAAACGCATTGCGACCCAATCTTGACAATTCACTGACAAGTAGGATCCCAATGCGGTTCGCCTTGCAGTATTCCATTGCCTCACACAACACTGGACGTTCATCATTCTTCTTTGCGCCAGAGATGTGTTCCTCAAAGACCTTGCAGACTTCGATACCCTTATATTTTGCATACTCCGACAAGTCCTTGACCTGCCTTTCCGTGCTCTGTCTGTCACCAATACTGGAGACACGAGCGTATATTACTCCTGTTGTCATCTTTATCAAAGATTAAATTAAACATGAAAAAGCCTGTGTCCAGATAAGTCTTGCAGATTTATTTGAACACAAGCGTTTTTTGAATACAGCCTGACGGCAATTTCCAAACAAAAGGGAAGAAGTAAGACTTCCCATTGTTCGCACCCTGCTGTATGTCTCAATCAAACACGCCATTAAACAGATTGACCGCCTCTATCTTCTTTTCAAGAGCCACTTTTGCATAAACTTCGGTTGAAGTGATGCTTCCATGTCCCAAAACATCCTTCACTGCTGATATGTCTGCTCCTGCTGAGATAGCCAACGATGCTGTCGTATGCCGTGAGCAATGGTAGGTCAAATCCTTTTCTATGCCAGCCTTTTCTTTAAGTCTTCTTACGTATTTCGATACGTTGTCTGACTTCTTGACAAGGTGAAACACAAGACTTTCCGGATTGTCATCCGTTCGAGGTGGCAACAACGATTGCGCCATTTCATTGAGCGGAATAATGGCAGGACGCTTTGTCTTTCGCTGTATGATGCTGATTGTCGGCACGCCATCTATCATTTTAATATCACACCACCTTAGATGCTGCATATCGCCAAGGCGAAGGGCAGTCATTGATGATAAGCCAAATGCCAGTTGTACGGTTCGTTCATTCTCACATTCAGCATCCACCGCCAGGAAACGTGTGAGTTCTTCGGGCGTAAGATACTCTCTGTGCTTGTCAGGAGCATGGAAGCGTTCCAACTTGTTTAGACTGTGTACAGGATTGAATTTTACAAGTCCTTCACGCATAGCCTTGTTAAATATCGCTTTGACTGTTTCCTCAAACAACAGTAATGAGTAATCAGCCAACCGTCCTCCGTTGGTCTTGATTTGGCGTTTGTTGCGATACTTGTTGCGCATATAGTCAAAAAGACCGCAAATTTCATCTTTACTGACATCTTTCAGCAGGATGTCCTTCTTATCAACTCTTCGCAGATAAGTGGCTATACGTTTGCGGACAACATTCTTATGACCTATCATCTTCTTGCAGTTGCCACAATCAACAGACCATTTGATATAATCATCGCACCATTGTAGCCAAGTCAAGCCGTTGCCTTGTTCTTCGCTTTTGGCATTCTCTTTCTCCAATACAGGAGGAGTGAGGATGCGCTCTGCTCGTATCTCCATAGCCTTGTTGTATGTAAGCCGATTGTGCTTTGCAGCACCAACGGCATCATCGGGCAAGAGATAGAGGTGCAAGTTTTCTCTCTTGCGGAAGCCAGTCTCGTAGTATTCCAGATATAAGGCTCTTTTGCCTTCTGTCAGCTTACGTTCCTTGATTTCTATCTTCATTGTATTACTGGTATTTGGTCAAACATTCCGTTCACGAGGTTCACGGTTTCCAACTTCTTCTTGTCAACAATCTTGGCGTAAATCTCCGTCATCTTGATGCTCTTGTGTCCGAGTATCTTGCTTACTACATAGATACTTGCACCAAGGGTCAGGAGCATCGTAGCCGCCGTATGTCGTGAGCAATGCACAATTTAAGCAAAAGCAACGGAAAGTGAAGATGAGAGAAATGAACTGCAAGTGGTTGAGAATGAGCAATATTTCATAATTCTGCCAATTGGCTGCAAAGCAAAGCCGAGCAGGATATTGAGTTATTTCAGTTACCAAACCGTTAGCGGTCAGTTACCGAAACCAACACTGCTAACGAGGTGAAAAACAAATAGTTTGTCACCAGTGTTTGTTGCACTGTTCTGCACAACTTTCAATAACGGAGAATGCTTACTGATTGATTATTTTTGCAAACTAAAAAAGTAAGCAGATGAAAGTTGAAAAATTCAAGGTGCTGCTCTACCTCAAAAAGAGCGGATTGGACAAGAACGGTAAGGCTCCCATCATGGGACGCATCACCCTCAACCAAACAATGGCGCAGTTCGGTTGCAAGTTGTCATGTACGCCAAAGTTATGGAATCCACGTGAGAGCAGACTTGACGGCAAGAGCAAGGAGGCTGTGGAAGTGAACGCCAAGATTGACAAGCTGTTGCTGGCAATAAACTCAGCCTACGAGTCACTTGTGGAGCGCAAGACGGATTTTGACGCAAAGGCGATAAAAGATCTGTTTCAATGCAGTGCAGACACTCAGATGACCTTGTTGAAGCAGCTTGACGCCATCATTGCGGATATTGAGTCAAGAATCGGCATCGACTACAAGAAAGGCACGCTCCCAAACTACCAGTACACTCGCCTGACATTGGGATTGTTCGTAAAGAAGCGTTATGGAACTGACGATGTGGCATTCGGTGAGCTTGACGAGCAGTTTATTCGTGAGTACATGGACTTTTGCTTGGACGAGAGAGGTCTTGCACTTGATACAGTTCGCCACTATCTCGCCATCTTGAAGAAGACCTGCCGAATAGCTTTCAAGGCAGGACACTCCGAGCGCTATCATTTCATGCACTTCAAGCTACCTCAAAAGAAAGAGAATCCACCAAAGGCATTGACACGTGAGGACTTCCTGAAAATTCGTGACCTCGAAATACCAGAGCGAAGAAAATCGTTGGCTTTGACCCGTGACCTTTTTCTTTTCGCTTGCTATACAGGCACGGCTTATGCCGATACTGTTTCTATCACGGAAGAAAACCTCTTTCGTGATGAGGAGGGCAGCCTTTGGCTGAAATACCATAGAAAGAAGAACAAGATGCTTGCACGTGTGAAATTACTGCCAGAGGCACTTGCCATGTTGGAGAAATACAAAGACCCGACAAGACATACTCTTTTACCGCCACAGGAATTTCGAGTGCTGAGAGGTAACATGAAAAGTCTCCGAGTACTATCTGGCATAAGTATGGATTTGGTCTATCATGTTGGACGGCACAGTTTCGCATCGCTCGTTACGCTCGAAGAAGGTGTTCCGATAGAGACTATCAGCAAAATGCTTGGTCACAACAACATTCAGACCACGCAAATCTATGCACGTGTCACCCCGAAAAAGCTATTTGAGGATATGGACAAGTTCATCGAAGCCAACAAGGACTTCAAGTTTGTCCTGTAATATTATCACAAAATAAGAAAGGAACATAACAATGAGAAGTACATACAAGCAGTTTTATTATATCAACCGTGGCAGAGTAAAGGCAGACGGAACCACATCTATATTTTGCCGTATCACGATTGACGGCAAAGTGTCAGCCATAGCAACAGGTCTTTACTGTGCTCCCGAAGAATGGGACACGAAAAAAGGTGAAGCCAAGAATGCAAGAGTGAACGGACAACTGCAAGCGTTCAGACTAAGAATTGACGAAGCCTACGAGCAGGCAACAAAGGAAAAGGGCATCGTTACCGCCGAGATTCTGAAGAATGTTATAGTTGATGCAAATACTATCCCGATGACATTGCTTGCCACTGGCGAGGAGGAGCGTGAACGCCTTAGACTGCGCTCTATCCGTATTAACTCAACATCTTCTTATCGCCAATCTAAGACATCGCAGCTAAACTTGCGAGAGTTCATCGGGTTACGAGGAATGAATGACATGGCATTTGAAGATTTGACTGAGGAATTTGGCAAATCTTATAAGTTGTTCTTGATTGGCAAAGGGTATAGTGCATCCAATACGAACCATAATCTCTGTTGGCTGCAACGCTTGGTTTATATCGCTGTTGACAGAGGTCTACTGAAATTCAATCCATTGGAAGATGTCGGATATGAAAAGAAAGGCTCACCAAAGCGTAGACATATATCCAGAAATGACTTGCTGCTCATTATGGAGACTCCTATGGAGGATAAGGCTTTGGAGTTGGCACGAAGAATGTTTGTTTTCTCCAGCCTTACAGGTTTGGCTTATGTCGATTTGCGTAACCTGTATCCACACCATATCGGGATGACGGCAGACGGTAGTAAATACATCCGTGAGAAAAGAGCAAAGACCAACAACGAAGCGTTCATTCCCTTGCATCCGATAGCTGAACAAATAATGTCGCTATACAATACTGCGGATGATAGCAAACCTGTTTTCCCTCTTTCTTCACGTGATTCCATGTGGTTTGAATTTCATTCACTCGGTGTGGCTTTGGGTATAAATGAGAACCTTACCGCACACGTTGCAAGACATACATTCGGAGTAAACATGGTTACTTCGGGCATATCAATGGAAAGCATCGCCAAGATGATGGGGCATTCCAACCTGCGAAGCACCCAGGTCTATGCCGTCATCACCGATGACAAGATATCCAAGGACATGGACAAGCTGATGCAGCGCAGAGAAACAAAAGAAACTGACCAGAATAAAAATAAGGAGGACGGGAAATGAACAGAGGAGTTATAACTATCAGCGAGAGTGGAACGGTATCCATGCCGACCGATACTGTATGGATGACCATGCAGGAGATTGCCGACATGTATAATGTGTTCGGCTGCTATGTGCGCAAGGCTGTCAAGGCTGTATTCAAGGACGGCATTCTGAAAGAGCAGGGTGTGCGTCGTCATGTCAGGAAGAACGACCGCATCAGCTATGATGTGTATAGCCTTGAACTCGTCATTGCGGTAGCCTTCCGTATTG